CTTGGTGATGTAGACTTTCATAATATGGACGTTCGTAATGCATCATTCGCTAATTGCTCTCTTATTACTTCTCTGTTCACTCTACAGTTCATGCCACCACGTTCACGACGTGACTTGGTAAAGAAGATCTATCACGGTCTGAACACAGGTGGCGCATTCATCTTTGCAGAGAAGACTATGGCAAGGGATGCTCGCCTTCAAGAAATTATGACCTTCCAGTTCTACGACCACAAGTCTAAGAACTTCGCTGCAGATGATTTGTTATCTAAGGAACGTGAACTCCGCTCTATGATGAAGTGTTCAACTTGGAATGACCTACATTCACTCTGTATGACTGCTGGATTCTGTGCTACCAAGATTCAACCCTTCTGGCAGAACCATCTCTTTGTGGGCGCCATCGCTATAAAATAATACGACAAAACAATTTAACTATTTTCTAAATGAGGGCCCGTGCGATATGCCAGTGTTCTCATAACCCATAACCAAAGGTAATATAATATGAAAGTATCAACACAGCAAGAAACACCCGTATTAAATCTAGAAACCATGCAGTGGGTGGTGGCGAGATCAAGTGCCGCTTCACTAACTGCTGGTGGACGAGGATCTAAAGCAGGTAGGGAATTTGAAGATCGTTTCGAAGACGTGTTAAAATCTCATCTCATCCCTTATGAAAAGCAACCTCGATACACCGACTATAAAGGTACCTCTAATAGAAAGGGTGACTTCAGAGTCGCATTAGACGATACTCCTTACTGGCTTGAACTCAAGCAGTTAAGTGATTTCGGTTCCCACACCGACAAGTTAGACCATCATTTCTGTAACGCTGAAGCAGGTTGTTATGGAGACCATGTCATTATCTTAATCGATCATCATAATCTATTATCGCTAGGTATTAAAGGTCGTCGTAAGTTAACAAATATACAAGTTGATGCCGATAAGTGGATCGAGAGATGTGCAAGGAAAGGCGTCACCTTGAGATATATGCATATTGATGAGTTCGTCGATATGATCGAATGATTGTAAATATTACCAAAATTAATTTGGCATTATTTTAGCATATGCCCTTGACACTTCTTTCAAAAACAGGTACAATAGCTACATAAAGTCGAGTTGAGGAAGTTTCATGGGTTATCGCGTTTTAAACATCACTCCAGAGTTTCGAGAGCAGTATCAAGAGCGGGTTGGACTTGAAGGTCCATTCTTCTATGATGGTCAGCGTGTTCTGTATTATGATGTTCGAGAAGGTGCTTACCTTAATCCTACTACCGACATATATTTAACTTACGATGAGTATCAAGAGGAGTATGCGTAATGAGTCAGTTAGCTGAGTTTGTTTTTGGTCAAGTTGTGATTTGGGGATTCTTATACTCTGGTTACGTCTTGTCTTCTGGCCACCCTGTCCAACCTTACATTTTTTGAGGAGTATATTATGAGCGCTACGTTTAAACGAATCTTTGCAGAGTTGGTACCTAACGAAGGCAAGTGTGACACTGTCGCTGGTGAGATGATCCGCGCGGCTGGTCGTCTGCAATACGACTTCTATAACAACGGTATGGGTAACAATACGTCCGGTGCCCTAAAGTTCCTACGCGAGAAAAGCGCGATCGATAAGGAGTTGTTTGAGTACGTCCTACCCTACACGACGGGTCGACTCTATGAAGGTAAGTATGAGAACGACCTGTTCCATGTTGCCATCGATCGCATCGTGGAGATGACCACTAAGATGGTGACCTTCAATCCTCAGTTGATGGTAATGGAGAACATTGAGGATATGTTCGACTACTCTGAAGACGATCTCGATGAGACATGCCAAGAGTGTTCAGGTTATGGGTACGATGACTATGGTGATGAAGACTGTTACATGTGTGACGGTACTGGATTCGCCAGTTAATAGTTTGGAGGGGAGTTGGTCTTTCGAAGATTCCGACTGATAGGTACGTGGACGACTCCCCTATTTTTTTCGTCCCTTATACGAAAAAGTTATATCCTTATGCCAAAAAGTTCTAAAAATAAGCCATTTATTTTGGCTAACGCCCTTGCGTTTTATCTCTCAATATGCTATAATAGCTACATAAATTAATGAAGAGAGAGATTTGATTATGACTAATGAGAACTGGACAGACAACACAGAAACCAACGAAGACGCTACCTTCCTAACACAGGAAGAGTACGATGTCGCCATGACAGTTATCCCAGTAGACATCAAAGACGTTAGAACATTCCGCGCTGGTTTCGACTTAGTCGAATACGAAGCAGGTACCGATCCGTTAGACGGTTTTTGCTTGATGGGTTTCGACGAAGTCGGAATGTTTTGTAAGAACCCTCGCTATGCATTTATCGGAGAAGCCGCATGAATTTGATTGGTCAAAAAGTTGAAGGTATGTGGGGTGCCATGTATCCTATCTCACACGGTCTAATCGACCGTCTAATTGGTCGCGACACTGTCGAGATTAAATGGGACGACGGGCAACGTCAAGAAGTCCTAGTTGATGAAATTCGAGAGTGTGGTTACCGTAGTCCTAACGGTTCACCTATTGGAATCTTTTTTGGAGAAGTCGCATGATTGATTATATTTCTTGTACCGAAGACGGTTCTGAGATTCGTCTTTACGATGAACATGAGATGCGTCCCGTGTGCGAATCGAACAACGTTGCTGAGTTGGTCAATGCATATTTGAAGTATGGTATTGCTCCTCAAGTGATGGGTTCCTCAGATTGGTTCGAGGCACCGTTTGCGTCTGCTCGTGAGTACACCATGAAGAAAGTCTACAAACTAATCTAGGGAGAGACAATGCCTAAGATCGTCAAACTGAATTATGACCGAAAGGTCCGGTACCTTTACGACAAGGACACCGAAGAGTGCAACCGACTCGCTAATGAAATCATGGACCACTACGGTCAGTTCTTAGAAACTCCACACGGGTGGTGGATGGAAGATATCACTCGTTTCCAAAAGGAGTTGAGAAACTGCGGTCTTTCTGTGAATGAGTTCCTTCGAAAAGAATTTGTGATGCCGAAGAAAACTGCGGTCAAACCCAAAAGGAAGCCGCGTAAAACTGTCGCAGCCAAAAAACCTGCCGTGACCAAAAAGAAAACTCCGGTCAAGAAAAAGGCGCCTTCTAAGAGAAAAAAGGTCACATAGGCCCTTGACTCTAATACTCACTGTGGTATAATAGCTACATAAAGTCAAAGAAGGAAAGAGAATATTATGGGTTACCGAATTTGGAATGAAAAGTATCGTCACTACTACACTGATGCTATCAAAGTGATGGATGAAGAAATCGCATACAAGTATTATCAGTATGCAGTTCGAAAGAATTCTCATGGATGGAAAGATTCTGAGAGGAGCAAGACTTATGATGCAGAATGGAAATTCGAAGCCAACTATCCTCACGTAACAAAAGAACTCACATTAAAAGAGTGTCGGACGTTTGCAAAACGTGTACTAAAATCTAAATTGTGGGAGAATTTCAATCATAAAAATGATCCAGCGATTGGACTGAGATCTGCATGTAAGACTGTCCGGATAGAACAGATGAGATCGAACTCTTTATCCGGAGTCTGCTATAGGGAACTAATTCGATTGAGTGAGAGTGGCATGAACAAGTACGTTGTCTTACATGAACTCGCACATGCTGCTGGATTTGGTAAACATGACTACCGATTCCGTGAGTGCCTGATTCGATTGGTCTCAAGATTTCTAGGCCGCGAGGAAGCTAAGGCGTTGAAGAAATGTTTCCGTGAAAAAAAGTTACGAGTTTCCAGACCTATCATTAAATCGCCTGAAGCATGGTTGAAAGCAGTTGACCGTGCCCCTATAAAAATTGTCGCTTGAGAGGAATAATTATGTTATCTAATATGGAAAAGTTTAAGTCTATCGTATTTGGATTAACCTTCGGACTTATGTTCGCATTGTGGGTGAATCTAATGCAAAATGTTATCGACCTACCCGATGTGCTTGTGAGTAATAGCACTAATGAGTGTGTTGACGTTTTCAACTACAGAGAGGATGACAAGTATACCTGTCAGAATCTACCTGAGCGCTATAACCATATATGGGTGGAGTGATGGAACAGGTTTACGACATAATTGGTTTTGGTTTGTTTGGGTTCCTCGCTTTGCTGTTATACGTCAACCTACACATGGAAGAAGAGAAAACACTGGGAGAGCACATCCCGTTGATGTGGGAAGAGGGCGGTTGGTTAAGAACTTTTTGGAATATCCTTATATCAAATCGGTCTAAGAAATAGCTAAAAAAGTGTTGACTATTGTTCAGAATTTGGTATAATAGCTACATAAATTGATGAGAGAGAGAAAATTGTTATGGCATATGTAAGTCAAGAAGATAAGAAAAAGTTAACCCCTGCGATCAAAGCAGTCCTCAAGAAGTACAACATGAAAGGTACTCTTGCCATTCGTCATCACAGCAGTTTAGTGTGTAACATCAAGAGTGGTGCTCTCGATATCATCGGAGCGTTACCTGTCGGTGAGTACGGTCCTCGTGACTACATTCAGGTCAATCCTTACTGGATTGCTGAAAACTACGACGACGAAAAGGTTGTTGCGTTCTTGACTGAATTGAAGGCTGCGATGGAAGGACCCGACTTCTTCTGTGAAGATGACAGCATGACTGACTACTTCCACCGAAGTCACTACATCGACATCAACGTCGGACAGTTCAACAAACCTTACCAGTTGGTGGCGTGATATGACTTTTAGACGTTGGTGTGATCTAATGTGGTTCGAGCACTGTGATGAGGTTGAACTCTACACAGGTAAACGTCCAGACTACAAGGCAAAGGATTACTTTGCGAAGTATAAGTGGTTTCTGAAACGTGAATATTTACATGCAATTGCTAAAAAAGTTAAGCAAAGCCCTTGACAATTGTTTTTAAAACAGGTACAATAGCTACATAAACTAATGAAGAGAGAGATTTAAATTATGTTCTACGCAAAACCCAAAATGTCAAACCACCACGATGCACAGACTTTCGATACTGTTACCGATGCTGTTCAGTTCCTTAACAACTACAATGAGTTAGGTCCAGACTTCGTTAAAGAAGGATATTCTAACGACGTTTCTAAGTTGCAGGCAGAAGACTTCTGGTTGCTCGGTAAGTTGGTCGGTCCAGAAGGTACCGAATTCAAGAACAATAAAGTTGTTGAGGTTAAGTGATGACTACTGAATGGTTCGCCACTGGCGAGATAGGTGAAGCGGTTCGTGATGTCATGGATTCTTTCCTTGATGATGTCATCGACTCTACTACTGCAATAGCGACATTATCTTCGATGGGTCTGAATAACGATGAGATGATGCGCCTTATCAATCAAGAACTTGAAGTTCAACAAGCAACTTTTCACTAAGGAGTTAGTTATGGGTCTTATTGCAAATATTTATCGTACCGACCAATCCGACAGTTCGGGTGGTGGTATGAGTTCACGGTTCACTTCGGTGACCATCGTAAACGTCGAAGGTCCGTTCGAACCAACTGTAGGTCGCCCTGCGGTTGAGTTGGTCAAGGGTTATGTTGACGGAACTTGTTTTGTTCGTCCTACGTACCTAGGCGCGGAACGTCCGATGATGGGTGGTACATTCGTCTCCACTTCTGATAGTCGATTCCACCGAAAGGTCCGTGAGATCACCGGAGGGGATTTCTCTGGTGCGGTTCCTTTCCACGATCGGGTAGAATAATGAAGTACGCTGAGAATGTTGATGTTGCGGAATCCCCTAGTTACGAGATGTCCACCTATGTTCATAAGGTTGCACAGTTTCTAGGAATCTCTACCATGCCGGGTCACGTCGAGTTAGAATTCGTCGATGACCTAGGTACGTTCGCTGGACTAGTTGACGGCGATGAGGATCAAGTTGATATCTCTATCGCTGAGTACTTCGAAGGCAAACGGGTCGATGAGAAACAAATGAAAATCAACATTGCCCATGAGATGATTCATGCAGTGCAGATACTAAGCGGTCGATTGATTCATACTGGACTAACTCTGAATGAAGGTGTGATGTCCTATAAGTGGATATTCGATGGGCAAGAGTATGAGAACATGAAGTACTCTGATCAGCCATGGGAAAACGAGGCATATGATAATGAAGAAGAAATCTATCAAGCGATCGAATCCGGTCGCGAAGTATGCGCGGAAATTCAATCGCGCTTCTACCCACGTCGACCGTAAGAAGGAGTCGAAGAAACGAGGTCAATTGACCAAAGATGAACTGTATCCAAATAATGGATTCTAGCCACTTGACAACCCCCTACATATAAGGTATAATTATGGCAGTAAGTAAAGAAGTACGTTATGCAATGATTCGTGCAGCAGCACTCAAGATTCAGAAGCATAGTAAGATCAGTAAGTCTAACAAAAAACTTGCCGATGAAGTAGTAAGTCTTGATCGTCAAGACTATAAGTCAGATGTACGCTGGGGAGATGAGGACCGATTCGTCAATACTCACTTCTCCGATGTATATGAAGCAAACCAAAATGAGGAATGGAACTAATGGCCAGTACGCCAGAAAACCTAATTGACTTAGGTCAATACCCACGTAATGACGTGGAACTTATCACACGCGAGTTCATGCGTTGTGCATACTTAGATACCCTTGATTCTTACATTAAGGATTACCACGAACGTGATGAAGCAGATGAAGAGCGTAAGAACATTCTTCTTACACTAGATGCATTTGAGCACACGATTGCGGTATTGGATGGTAGTGAAGCTTTTCTTGAAGCAATCCATGCGTCAGAAGAAGAGGCTGCTGAGGAAGAAGAGTTTGAACGATTCTAAGGAGGAGTCGATGTTTAGTTATGATAATATAGTTGATCAACTTCGATCAAACGTACTTCAGGTCACATTTAGTAAGGTCAACGGTGAGGAACGCATTATGCCATGTACTCTCCAGACAGACTATATGCCTGAACTGTCGGAGTCTAAGGTCAGTCAAGTGGATGACTTTTCTGTAAATAAGTCTGTGATCCGCGCATTCGCAATCGACAAGCAATCATGGCGGTCTTTCCGCGTTGATAATGTCCGTGCGATTGAGGTAATCAATGGATGAGACTACTGAAGAGAAATTCCTAACCAAGAAATCATTCTCTGCGATGATTGAGAGTTTCGTTTTTCAAAACAGAATGTCGTACATGGATTCCATTGTACATCTCTGTGAGAAGAACGGATTAGAGCTGGAAGACATCAAGAAGTATCTGTCTCCCACTATCGTAGAACATCTAGAGAGTGAAGCACGTCAGTTGAATTTTCTGCCGAAGCAGAATACACTAGACGTATAAATAGTAATGCCCTAGAGGCAATCTCATACATTGTTTATATTTAAGTTTATATTTAAGGAAATATTATGTCTTTTGCAAATCTAAAGTCCAAGTCTATGGACATCTCCAAACTTGTCACTGCCGCTACCGAAGCGTCAGGTCAGACAACTAACACCAACAAATACCAAGACGATCGCAAGTGGAAACCAACTGTTGATGAACAGGGTAATGGTTATGCCGTGATTCGTTTCCTTCCCGCTACCGAAGGTCAAGACCTACCGTGGGTCCGTTATTGGGACCACGCATTCAAGGGTCCAACCGGACAATGGTACATCGAGCGTTCACTAACGACCCTAGGTCAGAACGATCCACTAGGTGAGTTGAACTCGCGTCTGTGGAACTCAGGTATCGAAGAGGATAAGGAAACTGCACGTCGACAGAAGCGTCGTCTACACTACGTTACTAACATCCAAGTTATTAATGATCCTTCTAACCCTGCCAACAACGGCAAGACTTTCATCTATGAGTTTGGTAAGAAGATCTTTGATAAGATTATGGATCAGATGCAACCAGAATTTCCTGGCGAAGAACCAGTAAACCCATTCGACTTTTGGGCTGGCGCTGACTTCGAACTGAAGATCCGTAATGTTGCGGGATATCGTAACTATGATAAGTCAGACTTCAAGTCTCCTTCTGCATACCTAGGTTCAGATGAGACTAAACTTGAAACGGTGTATAACACACTATATGACTTAAACGAGTTTGTAGTACCAGACTATCCGAATGCACACGACGCCAAGTGGTTCAAGACTTATGATGAGTTGAAGAACAAGTTGGAGACCGTACTGGGTCTCGCAACTGGTGCTGGTGCAACTATCAAGAACGAGGCACTTGCGCAGACTGCTGAAGCGGCACCTATGCGTGAGTCGTCAGAACCGACTGTGGTATCTGCTCCTGCTGTTGAGGCTGCACCTTTGGTTGCGGCGGAAGCGGACGATACACTGTCTTACTTTGCGCAGATGGCTGCGGAGGACTAAAAATGGATACAAATATGATTATTCTAATCCTAGCGGGATTAGTTGCATTTGGTCTGATCTACCGATCAGTATCAAGCAAACCGGAAAAGACAACGGGTGGGGGTACTTCCCCTACCACTCCGACTCAACCAGATCAGTCTGAGTTGATGTCCTTAACAAAGGCTCAATTGGTTGAAAGGGCTAGTGATCTTGGAGTGTCTGTACCTAAATCTGCCAACAAGGCAAGGATCGTACAAGCGATTATTAATATGTCCAATCCAAACTAATTGATTGTTTGGTAGTCTTTGGGAGTCTTCGGACTCCCTTTTTTTATCTACCAAATGCTAAAATGTTTGGATCTGCACCGTCAGTTGAAGTGACTCCGGTATGTACATGAGTTTCACCCCCGCCTCCACCTGAAGTGTTGGTTGAATTGTTACTGTTATCCTGTATAATTATTGGATTGTCGCTTGTTTTATTATTCTCTTTTACTGCTTTATCCAATTCTGATCCAGTCATAGGTTTCACCGCATCCACCTGTGCGGCCGCTTCTCCCTTCAGTATATAATCAAATCCCTTGGCGTTTTCCGACCCAGCTGCAAGTAATGCTAAATTTTTAGGAGTAAGTGTCTCTAAAACTCTTAATACTATATTTCCCAACCATTTCTTCAGATCTTTAAATGGTTTATTAATAGCAGTAAAGATACCTACAATTCCCTCGATGAAATCTCCAGATATTAATTTTTTAAATCCACCGATGAGATCTCCAAATATATCACTTGCATAGGTACCTATACTTTCAATTACACCAAATAGCTTTTCTTTTAATAGCAAGTATAAATCACCAAAACTAAAAGATGAGAGAAATTCTTGAATTCCTTCGAACCCAAGTTTTCCAGAAATCCATCCAAATGCGCCCTTAACCATATCCAACATATCAATAACAAAGAATTTGATTAAGTCATCGATTATACGCGCAATTGTACCAAAACCTAAGTCTCCGGTCTTTATGTCATTAAGAATATTTTTTCCCGCAATAAATGCAGCTACAAGGGGAGCAAATACCCTAGATGCTATTTTGAAAACAGTAGCAATTGTTCTGCCAAAGCTACCAAACAGTGAAAATATTTTTGTAAACGCAGCACCTATTCTTTTAAATATGCTTCCGCCTTTACCACCCTTAGTAAAGGAAAGGGTATCTTTTAATGTATCAAGGGGTTTTGTAAATGATTTAAATTTTTCGGAGATTGACACTAGGAGCTTAGCTATTTTGTTCTCCGTGAATAGGGTTTTTAATTTGCTAGCAAAGTTGCCGACTGCGTTTTTTATTGCTCGGCCTCCTTCAACGAAGACTGCTTTAATCGTATACCCTATCTTACCCATGAAGGATTTTAACGTTTTAGGTGTCAACTTACTTGTAAGCCATGCTAATGGTTTAAAAAGACTAGCTATCGAACCAGTCAGTGCACCTATAGTTATGGCCGCCGCAGATGCTAGCTTACCTAGTCGTAATAGACCAGAGGATTCTTTTTTTGGGTCTTTATCTTCTTTAGGTGGATTATCTGAAAGATTACGGATGGCATCTAACAAATCATTCTGCCATTGTTGTTGCTCTCTCCGTTCTTCTAAAGAATCTCCTGTGGCGACAGGGTCTGGTCGAATCGGACCTACGAATGACGGATCTCTTTCAACGACTGAAGAGTCTTTTTCAACAGAAACGCCCTTTTGCAGTTTGCGTCTAATGTAACCGAGATGACCAAACATTTGGCTAAGGATATTTTCGCTACGACCAGTACGCATGACAACGTCTTCCATAACAGCTATCAATCTGTCAGAATTATCAATATTCAATCTGTTCTGGTCGTATTGTCCCGATCTAACAGATGCCATTTTTTGGTCAACTGATTTTAAGTTGTCGGACACTTCTTTGAGAGTAGACATTTATTATCCTTGTTGTTTTGCCCTTTCGTTTTTCTCTTTGATGTCTTCTATCAACATCATTAAGTAGATCTCTCTCTCCCACGGAATCATTGTTTCGACCTCTTCCAGTGAGTAATTAAAGTTGTTAAGAAGCTGGAAGTTAACTTGATAGTAATTTGTCAAGTTATCATGAGAGAGATTTACTAAAAAAAATCATCCATCCCCTTTAGTGTTCTTTCATTCGCATGGCCACAAGACGTACATTCAAATTTAACATCTTGTGTTACGCTAGGAACCGAATTGATAAATTCAGATACTTTCGCAAACTGATCTGAAGTCATAGAGTCAATGAATTCTGACACGTCTTCTTTTGACTGATCATTCATAGAGATTCGTTCTTCGTCTGTCAACACTGCTTCCATACAAACGACTAATAACTCCCATAGACCCTCTGTCGTTGTTTCGGTAGACAATAATGAATCATTGTTCAAGAACTCTTCATATGATGGATAACGCATCTGTATAGAAACACTATCAGTAATTTCGATCAGATTATTTGTTGTCTCCCCACTCATCTTAATGTCATCAAGCTCAACCGAAACCTTATTTGCTTCACCGCATTCACTACAGGATACCTGAATATCTGCGGATTCGCCTACCGACTTGGCACGAATTTTTGTAAATAGATAGTCTACATCGAATGTAGTCAATGTACCTTCCAAAGGTTCTTCAACACAAGCGTCGATAGTTCGCAATATCGCACGTACCATATCTTTGCGCTCTTGTGTTTCATATGCAATCAGGAGGTTTTTCTGTTCCTTTACTAGGAAAGGTCTAAATGTAGTCTTCTGTCCTGTAGACGGTACTTCAATGCTATAACTTGGGTTTTCATTCAGTTTTGGTAATGCCATGATTTATCCTATAATGTATATTAAATTAATCCACCTAGATTTATATTGATACTAGGATCAAACAACTCTCTTTCATCCTTGATTACTTCATAGTCGGTATATGAAAGTTGTACAGTACACTCGACCAATTGACCGTCATTAGACAGTGGGATTGCTGCAATAGATGTTGGAAACGCCTCTATTAGTTTTACACTGTATATAGACTTATTTCCCACATCTAGATTTATATCAAATGGACCTATATCGAATCCAAATCTTGCTAAAGGTTTTTGTAGTTGGCGAATGTTGACATCAAAGGTGTAGTTGTTCTTATAGTTAACCTCACCTCTTTTTATGTCGGTGTATATTAACTTGGTCCATTCATCAAAGTATCTACGGACACCATAGTCATTCAGCACATAGAAAGTCATCGTGACATCCTCTACACCAAATCCATTCACCACCTTCTCTTGAAATATACCGACTGTCCTATCCAGGCTCATCATTTGACGGCCAGGCAGACTTACCTCTTTACATAAGACATTAAGTGTGTCCGATGAGGTATTCTTATCCAAGGTAGGTAGATTGACCGCGAACTGGTTCGCCATTGCGATACCATTCTTTGCTATCAGTTTACTTTTTAACTCTTCTATTCCTGCCATTTCTATTCGCCTATCATCTGTTTAGAGTCGTAGTAGACCTTCTTAGAGTTTGCCTTACGGAAGTCTGCGGTCGGTAGGAATGTAGCGATCTCCCACTCTGGTGCAGGTACCATTGCGAACTTACTTTGTACGTGTTCATTCAAATAATGTTTGAAGCACGGTTTAAAGTACTTCAACTTACTTGTCTTGACCAACAACTCATACGACATCTTGAATCGAGTAGAACTGTTGAACTTAGTATTCGTGGTGATATCCATCAACGCATCCAACATCTTCGCACGTAGGATAGGTGGAAGGTAGTGTAGGTTCAACCCATAGAACCCACCTTCTGCCGGACCTACTACGACGACTAATGGAAATGTGTCATAGTACGGTAATGTATCTTTATGTTTCGGATCGTAGAAAAACATGTACATACTACCAACGATTTCTTGACCCGTTTGCTTCAACGGATCTTCTTTCATCAAGGCCTCGCGCTTGATACTGCGCATATTCTTGATCTTCTTACGAAACCATTCTCGCGATTCTTTGGTACGAGGAGTAATACCCGCACGGAACGCTTGTAGTTCTAATCGTTGAAATATGTTAGACATGTCGCTACCGTAAAAAATTCGTACTTCTATTTATACCGATTTTTTCTTCTTTCTGAACGGCGGTAGTTTCTTTAGTGGTTTTTTAGTACGCATACGTTGGGTAGACTTGGGCATGATACCCATTGCGGTGAGTTCGTTCTCTGTCCATATCTCAAAGTGATACCCTCTATCCTTTGCGTATTCGGATGCTGCCTTCCACTTGGATTGGTTCTTGACGTACGTCATACCCTCGTTCAATAGAGTGTGACGGGACTTTCCCTGCTTGCGTTCAGGACGTAGGGTCTGCTTATGGGGTTTGACCTCGACCAGTACAACACGTCCAGACTTGTACTTGATAACGAAGTCCATGAAGTATCGATGCGGCTTCTTATCAGTCTCACAGATGTAGGGGATTACCAACTCTTCGGACATCCATTGTACCACGTCCAGACTGTCATCACACCATTTCATAACGTGTCGTTCCCACCCCGAACGGTAGACGACATTGTCCACGTCCCCAGCATACTTCTCTGGGTTCTTTGGTTTGTATCTACCTTTATATGTCTTCACGTTTTAATAACACCATGTGGTTCATACGATCGGTAGCAGGGTACACGAACTCACGTGCTATTTCGTATGGGAAGTCTGGTTTGGATAGAAAGTGTTGTACCAATCTCTTTGGATTAGGTGAATCTATCTTCTCATCCATCGACAGTCGGCCGACGTAGTCGTCGAATAGAATGTACTTAGGGCGTGATTGTTGACATAGGTTCAGGTCCCGTGACATACCATCGATGCTGTGGTCGCCATCAATGAATATCATATCATAGTGGGACACCTTAGATGGGTCGATATCGTGTGAACTCATGTGAGTGAACTCGAACCTATCGGGGTACATATCAATGAGTTTATTAGCGTTGACCGCTGTATGGTCGTATTGGCATATATCAATCGAATGATATTTAAGCGAGGTATCGGTGTTTAGAAAAACGTATGCGCTGTGTCCGTAGTTGAATCCTATCTCCAAGATGTTTTTGGAACGAGTCATCTTCAATATTACATATACCATTCGGCAGGTCATGTCGTTTGGTATAACATGACCTTCTTCATAAGGCGGCCATCCATCGGTAAGGAATTTGGTATCGTTTACTAAGTTCATTGTTTTTATGTATAAATAGTCAAACAGTATTTATAAACATAGGTTCACCCTCATGGCTATACTAGAATTTTTGTCGGAAATATTCGATCTATCACCCGAAGAAAAAACCGAAGCAGAAAAGAAAGAAGAACAACCACAGAATGTTGCTGATAAAGCTCCATCTAAATTAATATTTCCTGTCCATTCTCAAGACAGGTATGGCGCAAGCATATCCTTTAAAATATTTGAGATAGTCCCGCCGGGTCTTACTTCTAGCGCTGCAGATGTTGCTTCTACTCTACAGGGAGATGAAGAATACAGAAAGTTATTAAATGAAGAAGACGAATTAAGGACTAAGAGAAAGGATGGGAAACTAACCGACGCTCAGTACGAAAGGAAGTCTAAAGAAAACAAGAAGGCTATTGATAACAGATTCGTTGAGAAAGGGGGTGAGTTATCCTTTACTAGTAGTGAAATGAGAGACACCGATGAATCTGTAAAGTTATATCTACCTGTATCGCTGCAACAAACTGACGGTCTTAATTATGCAACACCTGAACTGGGTGCTATAGGTGCTGGACTTGCCCAACAATTCAGTGGAGGTAAAGGTATCCTAGGAGCTCTAGCAGATACCGCATCAAAAGGAATGACGGGAGTCATGGATTTTGCTATGGGTAACCTATCTGGTGCTCAGGCAGCACTTGCGATGAACAAGATGGCAACGAGAATAGGTAAGGCTGGCGGAGTTAGCGCAGAGGCGAATATGGCATCATCTCTAGTGGGTGGTGTAACCGTGAACCCTAACGTACGTGCATTATTCAAGGGTGTGAACATAAGAGAGTTTTCATTCGCATTCAAATTTATCGCAAAGAGTGCTGAAGAAGCAAAGGCGGTCAAGAAAATTATTCGAAGATTTCGTATGTATGCCTATCCGGAATCAATTGATGTTGGTGGTGTTAGTGCGGGTTATAAATTTCCACACATGTTTGAATTAGATATTATGTATCAACCGAAAGAAGGATCTCCGGTCCGTGTTGGTAATCGAATGAAAAAGTGCTACCTAAAGTCAATCGCTACTAACTACAATGCCAGTAGTATGGCATTTCACCCCGACGGTCAACCTGTAGAAATCGACCTATCATTAAACTTCGTCGAAGAGAGAACACTGACCCGCGCAGATATTATGGAGGATGATGGATACTAATGTCATATTTTAAGAATTTCCCATTAAGTTTTTATTCCTTTGGCGACAGCGAAGAATCGGCTGTTGTCCAGAACATCGCAACCTATGTCGATATACTAGATGACATTAAAGTTAATTCAGCGTTCTATCAGGACTATTATGTTCAAGGTGGAGAAAGGCCAGATCAGACCGCGTTTACTTTATATAGAAATCCTCATATGCACTGGACATTCTATTTAATGAATGATAAGATACGTGAACAGGGTTGGCCTCTAGAATATAGAGGTGTTGTAGAAAAGGCAAAATCGGATTACTCGAACTTTACTATAACAACCACCGGACCTATACACGATGCATTTAATATAGGATCTACCATAACTGGGGGTGATAGTAACGCGACGGGTACTATTGTACATAAGAACTTGAACCTAGGTCAAATCGTAGTTAAGTTATCAAGTGCTTTAGAGTTCCATGTGGCTGAGGTTGCCATATGTGAGGGTGATATAGTTACTGTAACTGGGGCGTCCAAAGAGTATCTTGCAGCGAACCATTACGTACTTAATAATGAAAGAGTCGACCTTGATCTAAGTAATATGAGTGTGCCTTTAGGTGCAGTTCCAAAAACCAACCTAGATTTCTATGTTGAGGAAAATGATAAGTTGAAACAGATACGCGTTATTAAACCATCGTCTATCAACACTGTACAAGCACTATTTAATGAAGCATTGAGATCGTAATGAGTGATAAAGCCCCAGCAGAACAGGACTTTTCTGATAATCTTTCAATACAACGTGTATTACTTGAAACTTCTGCTTCTAAACCAACTATTGAGATATCCAGTACAACTAGTGGGATAGACATTTTTGAACATCTCGATAAACCGTACCTAACCGCCGCTCTGGCATACGTTGATCAAGAAGATATAATTGGATCATTAGATATTTCAGGTGGTGAGAAAATTACTATAGATCTGAAGAGTATGCAGAACAGTTCAACACGAGTTGTTTCCAAAACATTCTTTATTGATAAGATAGTCAGTGCTGATAAGACATCGGATAATGTAGAGATGTTCGTCTTTCATCTGATCGAAGATATCGGATACCTATCTAACCTACACAATTTGAATAGATCCATGAGTGGCAAGCCTAGTGCTATTATCTCGACTATATCTAACGAGTTCTTTTCAAAAGATATTAAGAGTTCATCTACTGACTTTCAATCAATGAAGGTCATTGTACCTAACTTAACTCCGATAGAGGCTATGTGCTGGATTAAGAACCGAGCATCGACCAGTGACGGGTATCCATTTTATTTGTACTCGACCTTAGTAGATAAAGAATTAAACTTCAATGATCTCCGAAGCATGATGACAGGAATAAAAATAAATCCAGATATGCCTTTCACCTTTTCAGAAAGCGCATCTGGTAATGATGAACAACCTACAGTCGCTCGCAATAGAACAATAATGAGACATCAATCTAAGAACACCAACAATATATTTGGATTGATTCGCGAAGGTATGGTAGGGTCCAAGTATTCTTATGTAGATGTAACTAAGAATAAGGTTGTAGACTTCGATTTTAATATCGATAATGAAGTCGTTAAGTTATTAAGACAAGATAAAATTGTTGATAAGGGTACTCCTATATTTGATAGTTCTAGGCTAGATGATACGAAGGGTGATATTACTAGCAGAAAGATCACACAGATAGGCGGTACAAACGCATACGATACACAAAAGTCTTACATGGAAAGTGAAACCAGTGGACAGTATAAACTTAATATCGTCAATCGATCAATGGCGTATATGTTGACTAATAATAAGATAGACATAATCGTTGACGGTGTTGAATTCCTAGACGGAAACGCGAACAAGACTATCGGTAACAAGATCGATATACGGTTTTTACGTAATACCAACACTGAGCAAAAAGACAGAATATATGATAGAAAGAAGTCGGGTGATTTTTTAATCTTCGCATGTAAACATACAATATCCCCAAGAACATATACACTAACTCTATCTGCTATGAAACTATCTAATGGAGAATTGTTATGATACCTAAAAGTTTTGTTGAGTATTATGGCGACCATACACGATGGTTCCTAGGTACCGTGGTCGATATCTTTGATCCACTGAAACTAGGACGTGTTAAGGTCAAAGTGCACGGTGTATACGATGAGATCAAGGATAAAGATTTACCTTGGGCACAAGTGATCATTCCGGTTACAACAGCAATACATGAAGGTAAAGGACAGAATCTTGGTATGTTAGTGGGTACTCAGGTTTTTGGTATCTTCTTGGATGGTCAGAACTCTCAGTTGCCGTTGGTTGTGGGGTCGATTCCGAAAGAAGATGACACAAACGAGAAGGCGTTGAATGCATATCCGTACAATAAAGTCTATGAGACTGAGACAGGCCACTTTAAAGAATATGACGATTCTTCAAATGGGCGTATCCGTGAAGAACATAGGTCAGGTACATACTATGAGATGCAAGACGACGGTAGTCGTGATACCACCATACAGGAGAATGACGTTCTACGGGTCAAGGGTGATATAGAGATCAGAGGAGATAAGGACGCTAATATAACTATTAAAGGTGATTGTAATATAATTGTCACAGGTGACGCGAAGATTTCTGCAAAGAATGTAACAGTACGGGCGTCCGATAAAATATCCTTATCCGGAACTGTTGTTAAAATAAACTCATGACTAGTTTACCTTGTGGTGGTGGGAACCTACCCACTAAAGCAGATTATGTTAATATGATGAATCAGATCTCTAAGATCCCGTCGGACTTGGAGAGTATGCTAGTGGACGCACAGTCCCAACTGGAAGCACAGAAGACAGAGGCACTAGACCAAATAGAAGATCTCAAACGTCAAGCGAGAGAGGCTGAGGGTGACGCACGTGCGCAACTAGACGCAGAGATTGAGAAACTAGAATCAATGGACATTGGTCTGGAGATTCAGAAAGAAATAGAAGATCAGATAAAAGAGATTACCGATACGATAGAGGGAGTTGGTGATCTACTAGCCCCGTGGTGGCAGAAAGGTCAGGTACGAGATTGGGAAAAGGAAGCGGAAGACGCATTCACTGAACTCATACAGGACTACCATATATTCATTCCCATGAAGATCATGGAACTTATCAGTGCAATCATACCAGTGACATTTACTGTGCCTATACTTGGACTATCCATAGATGTTTTGAAAATATCTACCGCTGAAGAACAAGAGAGACTCAAGGCACAGATTAGTGGAGACACCGAAGGGTTCCGCGCAAGTCTACAACAACTGAAGGATGATTTCGAAAGTGGTAAGTTAGAACAAGATGCCTATGACTCTGCGATGGATACGCTACAGGAAACGAAGAATCAAATCGTTGATACCTTTTATAGCTTAGTTCCAGCCGAGTACCAATACTTCAACGGTGAGTTTGGTGTGGAATGTGGTGAGTGGAAGGCAAAACTTACATGGTCATACATCAAGAACGAGATCATGGCGTTTGTTACCGGATCATTATTTGAACTGTTCGATAAACTAATCGGTAAGTTCAAAACGATATGGGACGCGCTAGGTCTACCCCCTTTACCTATGTTGTTAGACTTTGATATTGCCGCATGGATACGTGCTCAGGTAGAAGCGGCAAAGGCAAAAGCAGAGCGTGAAATAAAACGCATAGAGGATCAGGCAGAACAACTACAATCGGATATAGAGAACTTTGACATGGATGCAGAGATCACTAAAATCAAAGATGACATGTTATCACAGATAACTGAACTTGCGCTACCATTTCCCGCACCATTCAACATAGCATTAAAGGATGTGTTCGGGGGTGATATTGATAAGAAAACTATCTGTATAGAAGATGAGATACATCAATTGACTACTGCGGCTAGGGATTGGTTCGAGAACGCAAAGAAAGGACTACTATTCGATTGGGTTAAGATTGTTAAGAAGTTTTTCAATGCTATAGGATTAGGTGCTATATTTGATTTTATTGACTTGACTTTATGTGACGTTCTTGGTATGATAGGTGTCCCAACTTCATTCGATATAACTTTACCTGAATTGCCTTCAATCGATGTTGCAATTTCTGTATAAATAGTACAAAAAGAGTTGATAGACTAATGGCAAAGAATTTTTCAATAGAAGACGGTAATCTATATAACGCTCCGATCACTACATCGATTAAGCGCATCAACAAAGATATCGATACTAGTTTTACCGCAAAACCTTCTACAGGTGACATCTATAAGGTCACCGATGCTGCAGCAGTCAAACAATCAGTTAAAAACTTATTAATGACAGAAAGAGGTAAGACACCTTTTCGTCCGTATTATGGTGGAGGTTTGGAAACTTTTCTATTCTCTCTATCAACCGATCTAGAACCATCCGATATTGAGAACAGAGTACGACAAACGATTGAAGCACATGAACCTAGAGCAAAATTAGTAGACGTGAAAGTTACCATCAAAGAAGATTACAATACCGCTAATGTGGTTATTGTATTTGATGTTATAGGATCTACTAAACGAGTAACTCTAGGACTAACTATTGCAAGGACAAGATAAATGACTATTAATTCATCCGACTTAGATTTCTATGATATCAAGTCTAAACTAAAGACGTACTTCAAGCAAAGTGATGAGTTTGCAGATTATGACTTTGAGGCAAGTGGACTGTCTAATATTATGGATGTGTTGGCATACAATACACACATCAATGGTCTTATTGCAAACATGTCAATCAATGAATCGTTCTTGAGCACATCTCAATTACGTTCATCTGTTGTATCTCACGCAGAGAGTCTAGGGTATTTCCCTACATCGATGACTGCAGCTCGTGCGGTGGTAGATGTAGAAATAACAGTATTGAATAATGCACCTGCATCTCTACCACTAAATGCAGGGTCCAAGTTCTTCGTCACGATCGACGAAACTAACTATGAGTTTTTTACACTACAAACATATGAAGCGATTAATGATACCACAGGTAAGTTTGTATTTCCTAATGTAACACTAGTAGAAGGAAAAGTCAAGACAAAAACTTTCTTGGCCGATAGTAATATAGATGTACCATATGTCATATCAGATAATAATATAGATGTTTCTACTATGTCGATATCTGTATTCCCTAACGGAAACACAAGCGAGTCTAATAATTATTTCAATATAAAAGAAGTTGCGACGATTACCGATCAATCTCGTGTTTATATCGTACGCGAAGCAATGAATGGTTTTTATGAAGTCTTGTTCGGTGACGGTAATGTGCTTGGTCAGCGACCACAAGCAGGTAATATAATTTCAATCGAGTATATCTCTACCTCTGGGGTAGAGGGAAATGGTGGTTCTGAATTCAACCTGAATGAATATACGGGAGAAGACTACTCAACTAATATATCTTTGGTATCTGCATCAGCGGGAGGTTCTTCCCGTGAGTCTATTTCTCAGATCAAGATGAACGCGCCTCTGGCATTCTCTGCACAAAACCGTTTGGTTACTGCTGACGATTACACTGGTATGATCATGAGTAAGTATGGTAGTTATTTAAGAGATGTTTCAACATGGGGTGGTAATGATAACATACCCCCACAATATGGTAAAGTTTTTGTTAGTTTAAATTTCGCTGACGGTATAAACGAAGAATCCAAAACTACAATAGAGAACTTGATACGTAGTCAGTTGACATCCAACTTATCTATTATGTCTATAGATACAGAATTTGTCAATCCCGAAATTACATATTTGGAACTGATTACTAGATTCAATGTTGATCCAGTCAAGAATATTTCTGCCTCACAATTAGAGGTTGCGGTCGAATCTATTATTACTGAATATACAAATTTGACATTGAGTTCATTTGATTCATCATTCAGACGATCTAATCTATTAACTCTGATAGACAATCACTCCAACGCAATCCTAAACTCTAAGATGGAAGTCAAAGTTCAACAACGATTGGACATCGATTCTATAGTTACTGATTTAAATGTTGCTAGAAAAGCACTAGATCCTCAGTCAGAAGACTTGACTTTTTTGGAAAAAGACTTTACAATAAACTACCCAGTCGTTATCGCTTCGCCAGATAAAGACGATCATATTATTCAGTCGTCTATGTTTAAGTGGTATGATAAAAACGTATTCGTTAGAAATGAACTGGGGTCTACTCGATTACAATTGTTCGATGTCAACGGAGATGTCAAATTAAGCAATGCGGGTTTCTATGATGCAGCGAAAGGTACAGTGAATCTCAGAGCCCTTCGTATTGATGTTGATGGTTACTTGAGCAGCGGATTAAAGATATCTGCAACTCCAGCAAACCAGAGTACAATATCCCCGTTGAGGAACTACATCATAAAACTAGACTCAAGTGGATCTACAGTAATTGGTAATACAGAGCAAGGGTCTACTAAGGTCTTATTATAATGTCCGAATTTCTAGAGAATCAATATAGGATTAATCCTAAATTCCACCAGAATCAAGTAAAGAGTATTCTACCTGAGTTTTATCAGACAGAATATCCTAAACTAGTTTCTTTTCTAGAGACTTATTATAAATATACGGGTGAAGACGGATCTATTTCTTTTGACGAACAAATTCAAAGACTGTTCAACATAAGAAACATTGCATCAACAGATCTGCGATATTTGGATCTATTAATTGCTGAGCTCAGCGATGGATTAGAATCTGCTTCGTTCTATAAGAATCCGCGATTAATGACAAGATTACTTGCGGACTTATATCGAGCAAAAGGAACACAAATATCAACCGAACAGTTTTTCAAGGCATTCTTCAATGAAGACGTTGAGGTGTCTTATCCTAAGAGAGACATCTTTATTCTGAATGATAAACCTGGCGGTTCATTGATTGGACCTCAGTCACTACACTACATTCAAGACGATAGACGATATCAAATATTCTCAGTTCTTTTGAGAACAGGTCTATCGTTATTAGATTTTGAAACATTATATAAAAAACTGGTACATCCAGCAGGATTCTATCTTGCAGTGGAGACCGTCACTCAGAGTTCTGCTGAGGTTGGTCTTGAAGCGGGAGAAGTTACAGATCCTCTAGAAGTACCTAACTATGCTATCGAACTCCAGACTAGACAGATGGGTTCACATGTACAAGCAAGATATTCTCTACTTACTATGGAAGAGAATGACGATATTGATAAACGAACTCAGGATCAGAAAGACACTGCTACAGGTATTGTCGTGAGTTCTTTAGAAACACTAGACAAATATGATGACATTTCTTTACAGCAGTTGGTAGATGATTTCACCACAGTCGCAGAATGGGCAGGCGTGAAATCCCCAACATTGGATGATGAAGGTTTAGACCTATCTCAAGATTATGAAACTTTAGACGCATCAGACCACTAATAACGGAATCCAAAATGACAAGAAGAATTCTAGACACAGGCGGAGCTGCCAACGACGGAAAGGGAGATACTCTCCGTGAAGCCAGTGAAAAAATTAATGCAAACTTCCAAGAACTTTATGATCTAACCACGCTGTCAGGTGATGGTGATATTTCTATAGGAGATCTTAGTGATATCGTTGACAGCTCTGTAAGCAAAGCAATCGGAAGTGCAGACCTAAGTGATGCTATTGGTAATAGTGCTACCGTAAATGCTTTAGGCACACGGGTAACTCAGAACGAAGGATTGATCAGTACACTTGATCAACAAATTTCTGACATCAACACACTAATTGACAATACTGATATTGGTGAGAAAGGTCCGCAAGGTGATCCAGGCCCGATAGGTCCACAAGGACCTCTAGGATGGCAGGGTACTGTTGGACCTATAGGACCACAAGGTAATGTTGGTGCTCAGGGTTTCCAAGGTGTTCAGGGTAACGTTGGTGAACTAGGACCCCAAGGAGAGCAGGGTGCTCAAGGTGAGCAAGGTGTCCAAGGTAATGTCGGTGAACTAGGACCACAAGGAGAACGGGGCGCACAAGGAGAACAAGGTGTCCAAGGTAACGTTGGTGAACTGGGTGCACAAGGAGAACGAGGTGCTCAGGGTTTCCAAGGCGTTCAAGGTAACGTCGGTGAACTAGGTCCTCAAGGAGAGCGGGGTGCTCAAGGAGAACAAGGTGTTCAGGGTAACGTTGGACCATTGGGTGCTCAGGGTATTCAGGGTTCTCAAGGTGAGCAAGGTGTCCAAGGTAATGTCGGTGAACTGGGTGCTCAAGGGGAACAAGGAGCACAAGGAGAACAAGGTGTTCAAGGAAACGTTGGACCATTAGGTGCACAAGGTCAGCAAGGCGCACAAGGGGAACAAGGTGTCCAAGGTAACGTTGGTCCATTGGGTCCTCAAGGTGAGGCCGGCGCACAAGGTGAACAAGGTGTCCAAGGTAATGTTGGTCCATTAGGTGCTCAGGGCATTCAGGGTTCTCAAGGTGAACAAGGTGTTCAAGGAAACGTTGGACCTCTAGGACCACAGGGTGGACAAGGTGCTATAGGTGAACAAGGTGTCCAAGGTAATGTTGGTCCATTAGGTGCTCAGGGTGATCGGGGACCACAGGGCTTCCAAGGTATTCAAGGTAATGTTGGTCTATTGGGTCCTCAAGGTTCGCCGGGTACGGTTGGTCCACAGGGTGTTCAAGGTAATGTCGGTGAGATAGGAGCACAAGGAGAAGCTGGTGCTCAAGGGTCTACTGGACTTCAAGGTAACGTCGGTCCATTGGGTGGACAGGGTGTTCAAGGATCACAGGGTACTGTCGGTGTTCAAGGTAATGTCGGTGTTCGTGGTGCACAAGGTGAAGATGGACCACAAGGTTCTACCGGCGTACAGGGTGAAGTAGGAGATAAAGGTGCTCAGGGTGAAGCGGGCCCACAGGGATCTGCTGGTATTCAGGGCAACGTCGGAGACAAAGGTTCTCAAGGCGATAAGGGAGAACAAGGAGAGCAGGGTCTACAAGGAAACGTTGGTGATAAAGGTGTCCAAGGTAGTCAAGGTTTTCAAGGTTCTGTTGGCGTTCAAGGTAACGTTGGTGATAAAGGTGCTCAGGGAGACACTGGTGCACAGGGTCTAGTTGGTCCTCAAGGTGCAGTCGGAGACACTGGTGCACAAGGTGAAACTGGAGCCACAGGAGAAAAAGGTGCAACTGGTGAAACTGGAGCGCAGGGTGGTCAAGGTCTTACTGGTGATCCAGGCCCTAAAGGTCCAGCAGGAACTACGCCAGGCCCAGTAGGTCCACAAGGATTGCCTGGCGATGCGGGTCCTCAAGGACCAGCAGGTACAACCCCAGGCCCGATAGGTCCACAAGGTGCTACAGGTGACGCAGGTCCACAAGGTGCTGAAGGTGATACTGGTGCACAAGGTGAAACTGGCGCACAGGGTATTGTAGGACCGCAAGGTACAGTTGGTTCTCAGGGTAGTGCGGGTGCACAGGGTCAAGCTGGTGCACAGGGTGCTGTAGGTTTCCAAGGTGCACAGGGTCTAGTAGGTAATCAAGGTGCTGTAGGTGATCAGGGTGCTCAAGGTGATACTGGTGCGCAGGGTAATGCGGGTGCACAGGGTCTAGTTGGTCCTCAAGGTGCTGTAGGTGATCAGGGTGCTCAAGGTGATTCTGGTGCTCAAGGTGACACTGGACCGCAAGGTGCTGTAGGTTTCCAAGGTGCACAGGGTCTAGTAGGTAATCAAGGAGAGCAAGGTGCTCAAGGCGCAGTTGGTTTCCAAGGTGCTCAAGGTCTAGTTGGACCACAGGGTGAGCAAGGTTCCCAAGGTGCTGTCGGTGTTCAAGGTGCTCAAGGTCTAGTAGGTAACCAAGGAGAACAAGGGGATAAAGGAAATCAAGGCGAGCGTGGAGCTCAAGGTTTAGTAGGTCCTCAAGGAGAACAGGGTGGTCAGGGTGCTGTAGGTTTCCAAGG